TATTTTGTATTTTTAATAACTTATCTTGTAAGGAGAGTAATAACTTATCCGTATTTTCTTCTTGTAATCTACCAGTTATATCATTTAATGTAGTCATATGTTATCTCTTTATTTTTTATTGCCTGATCCGATGTATAGTCCAAACCAAGCTGCACCTATACCAGTAATTACTGATATAAGTGTAGTCTGTTCTGGAGTTGGTGCATTCAACGACATAAACCATTGAATTGCATCATATAACAATATCATATAAACAGATATAAATATTCTTGGGAATATTCTAAGTGAATCTATTGACTTTGATATCTCTATTATTTTAGTTGGTATATTCATTTTCTTATCATTTTTTTTTGTTTCTCTAAATCACGTAAATATTCTATTAATAACGTTATATATATGTCTCTTTCATATGGTATCATATTTTCTAATTCAGTTAAATTATATTTATGATATTGCATTAATGAGAAATTTGTTTTATAATGGTTTAATAGATTATCATAATATAAACTTATACGAAAAAATCAGTAATGCCTGTAATTTTTATGTCTTTATTAAAGTCACAACTTTGACATTTTATATTTGTATTAAATTCTGTTGTTGGTATATTATCAAAAAAACGGTATATATCTTTAATTTGTTTTGATGTTAATGCTTCCAAAAAGTCAATAATATCATCATGAGTATAATCTACCGATTCGTGTTTTGTATTTCCATCAGTGATATAGTCTATAGATTTGGCAAGTATATTGATATCAGAAATGATATTATTAGTTACGTCTATACTTTCTAATGTATTAAACGTTGGGTATCTTAGTGCGACAGAGATATCATCATTAATTTTGATGATATTATTTGTGTTATTATTTTCTATAGTTACCTTATCTAAGTCAACATTAAATTTTATTTGTTTTTGATCTTCATTATTTGGACAATCGTGTTCATAATTTAAAATAATTATATTACCTACTGATTTTGAACGTAATTGAATGAATATATATTCTATGTCAAATGTAGATAGGTTATTTACATTTATATTTGACAGTATGCAGTTTTCAATTATTTGTTTTATAGTTTCAATATTATCTACAATTGAATCGGTCTCTTTTGCCATTAATAACAATTTTTCTTCTTTTACTAGAAATGGTCTATATTTTATTGGTTTGTTAGTAGATGGTATTATTAATTTATATGTCGGTGTTACTATAGTAGGTAAAGTCATAATTATTTTTTATCCTTGTTGTTTAATTGATATTATTGTTTTCAATGAATAGGTTTTAAATCTAAATCTGCCACTATTTAATCAGGTATATGTGCATCTTGGTTTTGTGCATCTTGTTTTTGTGGAGTTGCTTTATTATTTACTTCAGAAATGATCTTTCCGGAACGAGACTTATTAACTTTATTATGTGTAGATGTTGAGTTAACTGGAATTTTTATCCACTTCCTATATGCAAATGTTATTGGTATTGTACTTGCCTCTGCATTGGAATAGGAGTATGAAATTTCTCCTATTCCTGTAGGATATGCATCTACGAATTTAACTATATGTATTTTTTCATTCTGATTGTTAAGTGTGGTGACCCATATTTCAGTAACATAATCATCGAAATATCTTAATTTTGATGAATTGTAATTATATATATAGTCCATCCAATCTGAAATTATATTACGTTCAATCATGTTTTGTGATAATAGTATATTAACTTGAAGATCTTCATATGTCATTGCATATGGTATTTTTTTAAATGGTCCGTAATGTTTCACTTCTTTTGTTGAGAGAGATTTTCCTGGTAATTCGAATGAGTCTATGCGTAATGACATATGACGTATATCTTCACGGTAACTGAATAGTGGAGATGATATTTCTTCGGACAGTGATCCTTTTGGAGCAATAGTTATGGTATATCTGTTAGAAAACGATAGACCAGAACGATTGATATTTGACCTAAAGTTAGTTATAGAGAAATCTGACATTATGTTTACCTTTAATTTCTATTCCATATTTTTGATGGAGATGATTTTTTAAATTTCTGTACTGGTAGAAAGATTGCAATATCCCATTCGTTTGCGTCTATTTGCATAAAGTTGCTTCTAACATGACTAACCAGATACCGCTTTAAGCAGGGTTTTATTATATTATATTTAGATATCTTTTGTAATACCGAATAAGATAAAGCTAACTTTGCATTTTTCCCATACCGTTTGTCGTTCACAATTGTTGATAGTGATTCCATAATCAAAAGTCTGTCCCTCGGAGAAACGTAGTGGAGGTTTATCCCCAAGAACCCTCCCTTATTTATCTCAACGACAAATATTAGTGGGAACTCGTCGTAATAGGGTAGGGTTTTAGCGTGCTTGGGGTTATAGTAGTAACAATACATTTTCCCTACAGTTATTCTTGACGAAAACCGATCCTTGTCCATCATTAACGACTTTCTGTTTATTCCAGATTGTCTTACTTTTTTTCTAAACCACTCGCGTGACTTAGTTGTGTTCGCCTTTATACCCGTTGAAGACAGGCGGTTGAGTAGTTGTTTAAAATTTTGCATTATAATATATGTTCTTCAGTTAAAATTTTGAATTCCCAGTTTTTCTTTGCACAGTACTTAAGGGCGTGTTTCCATTTGGAAGTATTTATTGTCCATGTTCTTATTTCGGACAAGTATGTAGTATTTTTTTTCCTACCCTTCTCTGGTCTTTTTGTTTGACTTGACGGTTTTATTTCTATCATTATTATTTTTGTTGATTTTTTAGATTTTACTTTTATGATAAAATCTGGGTAGTACCTGTGATATTTATTGTCTATGGGTGAGACATAAGGTACATATAATTCCTCTGATGACCATTCAATTATTGATGAGTTGGTATCACAATATTTCATAAATCTTCTTTCCCATGATGAACGGTAAATTATATTGGTAATATCACCAATGTATTTTTGTTTGTTATGTGGTATATATCTACCTTTGTGGTATTTCATAACAGTTATGACTTATAAATAATAATAATATTCATAATTATATTTATAAAACGGACACATAAGATGCCAGGAACTAATAATGATAAGCCAGAACATGTCATCCATCAATCTCAAGAAAAAAGGAATGTCGACCTTTTAAGGTATCCAGAAACAATAGGGAGTCCTCATACACCTGATGATGGTTTAGAACAGATTCGTGTTTGGTTGGAGTTTAAAGACTCGGTCGAAAGCCAGTATGAGAAATATGCTGGTAAAAAAAGAACACAGTGGATTGATAAGGGAGATGATATATCATTAGGAATAACAAAATCTGCATTAAAGAGTAACATTGCTGTTCATTTATATATCCCTCCCGTGATAAATGTAAATGGTGGGGTCAATTGGGGAGAATCTGAGTTTTCTGGTAGTTTTGGTGCCGCGAGGACTAATAAACATGGTGATTTTGGGGGTTCGGTTGACGCTATGGAAGGAAAAGCAAGGCTCATGGTGGGACAATCTTTCGATAGCGATGAAGCTGGTACTGATTTTCAGAAAAAACATGGGGTGATACAAAATATGAACAAACAGTTATTATTTGAAGGTGTGGGCATGAGAACATTTGAGTTTGAGTTTGAGTTTGTACCTAAAAGTAAAAATGAGGCAGAAGTAGTTTATAAAATTGTTAAGTGGTTTCGTGCTAGAATGTATCCTAATTTTGATAATGTTTGGTATACAGTACCAGATTCAATATCTATAAGCTTTAAATCACCCGGTAGTATAGATAACGGTCTAGAGAAATTGCCCAGGATTAAAGATTCGGTTATAACTTCGTGTAATATAACATATGGTTCTGATGGTGTATTTGGTATAATGGAGGGTGATACAGAATACCCCTATAGCACTATCATGACATTATCGGTACAAGAACTTGAAATAATTACGTCAGATGATGTAATGGGTGAAGACGGGGGTTATTAATGTTTATTTATATGCCAGAACTTATACGTCCAGAGTTAAAGTTAAATGCAACTGATATTTCTGGGAAGATGTTATACGGATATACTAATTATGATGGTATACCAAGACAAGTTAAAAATATATTTACATCCGTTGATATTAATGATATATGGTTGAATTCATTTGATACTTGGTATGATTACACGGTTAAAGATGCGGATACTCCTGAAAGTATATCATCTCATTATTATGATGACCCTTCATTATATTGGGTTATATTAATGTTAAATGATATTAATAATATATATGATGAATGGCCTAAACCTGTTAGTGTGATTGTCCGTAGATTAAAATCAAAATTTGGTGATATTAGAAATGCATATACGAATATCCACCATTATACTCATATTATAGAGAAATATGATATAACCGAAACCACATATAAGTTTATAGATGATAAAATTAAAAGGAATGAGTTTAAACCTGTGAGTGAATATGAATATATGATGTATCAGAATGAGAAAAATAGAAAAATACGATTATTACGACCAATGCATATTACCAACTTTATCCTAACACTTCAAGAAACTTATAATTTATATGGTTAATATATTATGACAACTCCCAACATTAAATTTAATGCTTATACGTTTTGGGCATTTGACTTGATATCATATGATTCATCTACAATTTATGATTTAAAAGAATGGTTTAAGGAGGTAAGAATATATGAAAGTATGTTTACATCTTCTATGCATGCTGATATCATCATACAAGATCCTGAGAATATGTTAGTTACATTACCAATAGTAGGGCAGGAGACGGTGAATATATGGCTACAGTCAGAACTTAATAGTGCTGAAATTTTAAAGTTGAGTATGAAGGTGTATTCTGTAACTGATATAAAATCAGTTAACGAGTCTATAGAATATGTGTTGCAGTTGGTTACTACTGACTTTACTATGAATTTTGAAGAAAAGATATCAAGACATGTATCTGGATATGGAAGTTCTATCGCAAGTGATATATTTAACGAAAGTGATATTGATTCAAATAAATTTATATCAGTTGAGCAAAGTATGGACGAACATGATTTAGTGATACCTAATATGACTCCCTTTAGGTGTATAAATTGGTTGTCTTCTAGGTGTCATAATGATACTAGTACATCTTATGTATTTTTTGAGAACAATCGTGAATATATGTTTAAGTCAATTGAATCATTTTTCTATGAGAGTATTAAATATAAATATCGGGGTTCTGGTAAGAATATTAATAGCTATGGAACTATGAAGAAACAAGAAGAAGAAAATAGGTCATTAATATCATATAAAGTTATATCCAGATTTAATGTTATAGATAATATAACCAAGGGTATGTATGCATCTGGTGTTATGAGTTGTGATGTTGTACATAGAAAGGTTAAGAAAACAACACATTCGTGGTATGAAGATTCTGAGAAGTATCAAGTTAAAAAAAGAGAAATAAAGAGTCGGTTATACCCATTAATGAGTAAGAATCCAAACGTTATGTTGAAATATTATCCTGATAATGTTATGTTAGTTCCACACAATCAGTTAAATAAATATAATATATCAGATAATATTTTAAAATATAATTATGGT